AAAACAGGCGGTTCGCCTGTATCTGACGAAATGAAAACGACGGTTGCATCCCATCCGTCGAACCGGAACTGAAAACTATATGTCACATCCCAATCGCGTCCGCCATTTTGACTTGACCCTTCGATCCCGGTACACATCAATGTTCCAGGATTGCCCCCAAAAATTGCCACCGAATTGATCTTACCGACATATACCGACGCTTTAACCCCCGGATCAGCATCCTCTTTAACCCTGAAAACCCTTGTCGTTTCGGGTATCAATTTTGGTATGGACGCGGCGTGGAAAAATGTTTTGCCCTGAAATTCCGGCGTTTCGGCGTAGTTATCCGGATATGTATATTCCGCCTCCATTACAGCACCGTTGATATCGAGGTTGGTGTCGACCTGCGACAGCGTCGAGCCGACATTTATGACAACCTGGTCCGTGGTAGGAAAGAAAAAGTCCGGCGGTGCATAAATTACCTGCAGTTCCAGCACCTCGGACGATTCTGATGTGCAGACGACCTGTCTGACTATCGAAGTTGGCTCATCCGGATGCGGATCGCCTATGTCCGGCACACCTGGCTGGCTGGCCGCAAGCTTTATTTTCTTATTGCCCTGGCCGGTTAGTCCGTAGATCTTGAAAATCCGGGTAAATTCCCAGCCCTTGCGAATTGAGTTCGTGCCGGCGTTGCCGTTTACAAGATCTTCTTTTACTTCGATTGCCATTATCCTATTTCCTGCAGTTCAATTTTCGTAAGTGTCGTGTTTACCCGTTCCAAAAGAAAGTTTGTTCTCTGCTGCTCTTTGACCTGCGGATTCAAATTAGCGCTGGTCAGTGCGGCAACATTGACAAACGCCGTCCGTATCTGTCTGGATTCACCGCCTGTAATTGCGGACGAAGGCTGCTGCAAAAGCTCTCTCGCCTTGTTGCGGAGTGCTTTTGCGGCCTGCTTGGCCGTCAGCTCGCCAAGATCCCTGGCCTCGGCGACCAGGCTTCTAAAATCTTTTAATCTTTCCAGCGGCGTTTTCAATGATTCTCTGATACTTGTCGCGAAATCCTTGATCCTGCTGTTATCGAACAGCTCGTTAAATTTATTCCTGAATATCTCTGTTCGCTGTTCTAAAGTTATCAATCCTTTTTCCAGCATCGTGGCTAATACGTTGCCAAAATTAGCAAGTTTTTGAGCAGGCGTTTTCAAACCCTCTTTCAAAGTGTCCGCAAGTTGGGTCAGGCGCTCTAGTTGACGGGCTGCCATCTCGACGGCCTCGGACGCCTTTTCGAGATTTTTAAGCTCGCCGACAAGCTGCCGGGTTTTTGCGATCAGGTTTGTAAAGCTTTCTTTTTCCAGACCTGTTATCGCCTCGCCCATTTTCATCAGCTTTGCGATCGTCTTTTCGTTGGCGGTTTTGCCGAACAATTCGACGCTTGTTTGAAGTTTGGAGTTGAATTTTTCGACAGCCTCTGCCGATTTATCGAACAGTTCTGCGTTGAGTGCTGCCTTGCGTGCCTTGTCGGCCTGTTTGTTCAAATCGGCAAGATTCTTTTCGGCCCGGGCCAATTGATCGGCAAGATCGGACGCCGCCAAAATGGTTCCTCCGCTACGCTGGAACGCGTTTGCGACACCGCCGGCCATTAATGAAAAACCTGATGTCTTTTCCATTTCGTCGCGAAGCCGTGTTATTTCGTCCTGGGCCGCCCTGACCTTTGACGAAAAACCTCCGACATTGTCGCCGATGACTGAAAATTCCTTGACCTTATCGGAAAAATTTCCGAACATTTTATCGATCTTATTAACCGCAATGGCGGCAACACCAACGCCTGCGGCCAGTTTTAACCAAAACGCAGGCCCGCCCAATGCCTGGGTAACCGTAGCGCCGATCGCCAGCGATTTTAAACCAGCAGTGATCGCGGCTAACCCTTTTACAACCCTTGGCACAAGGAAAAGTACAGCCCCTAATTTCGCAGAAAACTTGACCGTCGAACCGATCGATCGGAGCATCGAGCTATCCAGATTACGAACGCCGACAACCATGTCGGTCAGCTTTGTCGAAACCGCCTCGATGGTCGGCGCCAGCTTGATCGCAAGCGTTTGGCCGATCCCGGTCAGCGCCGATTTCATACGCTGGATCGCGTCGTTTGCCTCTTCGACCTTTGCCGCGTCCAGACGGTTAAATGTCAGACCAAGACGCTCTGCCTCTTTCTGCATTTCTTTGAGCCCGTCAGAACCCAGCGACAAGGTGTTAATCAGTTTTACGCCCTGCCTGCCGAATAGCTGGTAAGCAGCCGCGGCCTTGTCGGACTGGTTGGTCATCTTGTTGATTTCGTCGGCGATCATGCTGAACGCTTTCGCCGGCGACAGTGTAACAAGTTTGTTGACGTTGAGTCCTAGTTCCTCGAGCGCTCTTTTTGCCTCGCCGGTACCCTGACGGACCTCGCCAAGCCTGCGAACGAACATTTCAAGCGATTTATCCATGCCCTCGGCGCTGCCGCCCATGATCTCGGCGGCGTGACGAAGTCCGATGATGTCCTCGGTGGCGATGTTCAGCCGGTCGGAAAGTTTAGCAGTCGCGTCGATCGCCGACATCGTCGCCGTCGTATACCGGGCGATGCCGCGGATCCCGACGGCGGCTATAATACCGGCCCCGAATTTCAGCATCGTCGACGTCAGAGCCTTCGAAGTCGCGTTGAACGATCTCATGTTCTTTTGCGACTTGCGCATCTTGCGATCGAATACCGCCGTCTTGGCGGTCAGATTTGCGGTTAAGGTTGTGACTACGGCCATTGAAAAACTCCGTTTATTTGGTGTTAAGTTTTAGGCTCGTTTTTCTTAACGATCTTTATCCGACCTTTGAATACTGCCATCAGAACATTTTTGATCTGGTCATCGCTCATCGGCGCTTTCGGCAAAAATGAAAGTATGCAATCCTCGAACGTAAACCGCTTTTTCTGCGGTCCTGCGAAAACGCCCTGCAGGATCGACGCGGCTCTCATATCCGCCCGACGCTCGGGGAACGGGTAAATGCTGTAATATGCTTTCCAGTACGAATATTCCTTGGCCGACATCGACGCCAGCAGCTCGCCCCGTGGTTTGCTGAAAGCCTCTGCCAGTTTGTATTGAAACATTAAACTGGCGTTTTGCCTTAGTTTTTTGCCAGCGTTTCAACATCACTCGCCAGGATGCGGTTTAACTTGTCGGTTACGTCAAATATCCGATCTAACGCGGCACCCGACTTTTTACTCAATTTATTTATGTCCGCCGGTGTAAAAAGAAGTTTCCCATCTTTATCAACGACAGTGGCGACAATTGCCATCTCACGCATTTTGTGGGTATTTTTGTTTTTACCGTCTGCATTTATCGTCATCTCAAAATCGGCCTTTTCCGTTGCATTCATCGTCTTGACGATGACTTCACCGCCCCATTCCGGAACTTTAACGGTGACCGTTTTGATGTCGTCTGCTTTGAAGATTTGCATTCTCGTAAGTGTACTCATTTTTTAAGCCTCTCGATTGAATTACTGACTAATAAAAAAGGCACCCCGAACGATTCGGGATGCCTTTTGCTTTACTGTCCGCTGTCCGCTGTACGCTGGCCCGAAGGGCCGTACGCTGTTCTTATACAGTTTCGTCGGTGTATGTAACCACGCCTGACAGTTTGATCGTGACATCCTGGGTGATCTTGTCATCAAACGGGATCGCCGGTCCAAGTGCGGTTATGAAACCACTGCAGGCAAATATTGAAGGGCCAGGTATAGTTATCGTCCATACCTCTGCGGTGCCGGCCAAAAACGCAATATTTAGTTTATCGGCAGTACCCGACGCAGAACCGTCATAGTTACAGGTAAACGTTATCTCACCGGAATCGATCATGCCCGCGATAAACTCACGTACATCATCGGCAGAATCCATCGTCGAAATATCGATAGAGTCCCGGGTTTGACTCGGACCGCCTATGTTGATAATGTTGCCTACCGTACCGACGGCACCACCCGCTAAAATTGTATTCTTGCCGCTTTGACCGTCTGACATGATTATCTCCCTAAAAAACCTTAATTTATCCCATTAAAAAGGCCCTGCCATGATGACAGAACCTTAAATTTCTACAATCTATAATTTACCTTCTGCGGTCTGTACTTACGCCACATCAGTGAAAGTAACCACGCCTGACAGCTTGATCGTGACGTCCTGGGTGATCTTGTCGTCAAATGGGATGGCAGGTCCCAGCGCTGTGATGAAACCACTGCATTCAAATTTCGAAGTATCAGGCAGTGTTATCGTCCATACCTCTGCGGTGCCTAGCAAGAAAGCGGTGTTTAGCGAGTTGGACGTTCCGGCGGCCGAGCCGTCATAGTTACAGGTGAATGTT